ATTATGTATTAGGGGCATAGCACCAAATTGGTTAGATACAGATAGTGCATGGATTGGTTTTTTAGGAAGTTACTTGAGTGCGATAGCAACAGTTATCGGAATCTATTGGACGATTAAAAGCACAAAAAAACAAGCCCAAATTGATAGAGAGATTTCTAAAAAACAAGTTGAAGAAGAAAGAAAGTATGCGAGAGAACAGGCTGAAGAAGAAAGAAAGTATGCGAGAGAACAAGCTAATTTAGATAGAGCGTATGCTGAAAGATTAGCACAAGAAGATAGGAGATATCAACATATACCATATTTGAAAATAGAAACAAAGTCTATAGGTGCATATTTGGGTTATATGAAAACAGTTGTATATTTAGAAAATTCCAATCAAAGTTTTGAGTTTGAATTCATAGTTAAGAATATTGGATTAGGTCCAATGCTTAACTTGATAATTTCAGTGGAAAATTATACGATATTAGAGTCAGAAATATTAGAAATAAACATGATAAAAAAAGAGGAAATTGGGATCAAAATTGATCATACAGGTGAATATAAACTTTATATATCCTATAGAGATATTTTGAATAATCAATATGAGAAAAGTGTTACACTTTGTATTAGTGTAGATTCTAGACAAGAACATGCATACATAACAATAATTGATTCATCTGACTATAAAGTTAAGAAAGTTAATTACAATCAAAAAAGCATCGGTTAACGGTGCTTTTTTATTGTGTTAGGTTCTTCTAGCACCAAATAAGTATTGCGGTTCTCCGAGACCCGATAACATGCTAGAGACTAGTTTAAAAAATTTTAATTTGCCGTTTCCGAAAGTGAGGTGATTTTAATGGCAGATACAGAAAAGGTTAATGATATTGATAGTGTTACAGTAACCGCAGGTGTATTAGGTGGAATTCTGGGAGTGTCAGAGCGAAGAGTTAGAGGTCTTGCACAAGAAGGAATATTCGTTAAAGCAAGTCAAGGAAGATATAAGCTGAAAGAAAGTATGCATAACTATGTGTTAAATCTTAGAGTTGCAAATGACGCAGGAAAGACAGTTCAGTCTGATCTAGAAGACGAGCTTGATTTGAATACGGAGAAGGCAAAGCATGAAAGAATAAAGCGTCATATGTCAGAACTTAAACTTGCATTAATGAAGGGGGAAGTTCATAAGTCAAATGATGTTGAAGCAGTAATGATGGATATGTTAGTTCGTTTTAAAACTAAGATCGTTAGCTTGCCATCAAAGTTAACTCCTCAATTAGTTGATAGAGATAAGTCATATATACTAAATGCATTGACAGAAGAATTAAATCAAGTACTTGAAGAATTATCTTCATATAATGCAGCTGATTTTTATGGGAAAGAGTACATAGATGCAGAAGAACTTGATGAAGAACAGGAAGAAGATGATGAAATCGCGGTGATTGATGATGAATAAGAACAAAAACTTATCAGTACAGTTCAAAACAGTCTCATTATTTGATTCAATTGCAAATGTATTAATGCCACCACCAGTATTACTTGTTAGTGATTGGGCAGATAGATATAGAAAGTTATCTCCCGAAGCATCTGCTGAGCCAGGACAATGGCGTACATCAAGGGCACCATTTCAACGTGAGATAATGAACTGTATTAACAACCCAGAAGTACAAGACATTGCAATCATGTCTAGTGCACAAGTAGGTAAAACAGAAATCCTGTTAAATATTATCGCATATTTTATTGATTATGAACCATCATCGATCATGTTAATTCAACCTACAATTGACATGGCTGAGGCATTTAGTAAAGACAGACTTGCACCAATGATTCGTGATACGCCAAAACTTAGAGATAAAGTTAAGGACCCACGAGCAAAAGATAGTGAGAATACAATACTTCATAAAAAGTTCCCTGGTGGACATATTACAATGGCTGGTGCTAATTCACCAGCTTCTTTAGCATCTAGACCTATACGAATTCTACTATGTGATGAGGTGGACAGATATCCAGCAAGTGCAGGTTCGGAAGGAGATCCTGTTAAGCTTGGAGAAAAAAGAACAACAACATTCTGGAATAGAAAGAAAGTGAAAGTTTCTACTCCAACAGTTGAAGGAACATCGAAGATTAAGAAAGAATTCTTAAGAGGCTCACAGGAAGAGTGGAATGTTGCATGTCCTTGTTGTGGAAAATATCAGCCTTATGAATTTAAAAGAGTTGTTTTTACGAGTGTTACGATGTCATGTGTTTTTTGCAAGGAAGAATTCTCAGAACAAGAGTGGAAAGAGCAACCTCATAAATGGATAGCAAAATACCCTGAACGTAAAAAGTTTAGAAGTTTTCATCTAAACGAATTATGTTCATCATTTAAGCACTGGGATGAAATCATAGAAGATTTTAAAACAGCTAATGATGATTATAAGAAAACTGGATTGACTGATTCTTTAAAAGTATTTAAAAACACTTCTCTAGGTGAGACTTGGGAAGAATCAGGAGATGGTGCAGATGACCAAGAGTTACTAAAAAGAAGAGAAGTATATAATGCAGATATACCAGACGGCGTTCTATTACTTACTGCAGGTGTCGATGTACAGGATGACAGATTAGAACTTGAAATAACTGGTTGGTGTAGAGGATATGAAAGTTGGGGTATCTACAAGAAAGAAATTCGTGGAGACATAACACAAGAGGCAACTTGGAATAGGCTTGTCGAAGAATTAGAGACAGAATACTATTTCAAGAATGGAACTGGATTAATGGTTGCAGCTACTTGTATTGATACTGGTGGTCATCATACTAATATGGTTTATAAGTTCGTAAAGAAAATGGCACGAATGAATAAGAAAATATATGGTATTAAAGGTTATTCTAATACACCAGGTATTCCTTTAATCTATAAAAAGACTAAGGTTGATATCAAGAATGAAAGAGATATTATAGTAGATCATACAGAAATCTACATATTAGGTGTTGATTCAGGTAAGGAAGATATTATTGCTAGGTTAAAAATAGCTGAAGCAGGCCCTGGATATTGCCATTTTCCTAGTAATGCTGATAGAGGTTACAACCAAATCTATATGCAAGGTATTACAAGTGAAGAGAAGATAACCAAGTTTATTAAAGGAAAGCTAAAGACAGTATGGGTTAAGAAGCAAGGTATTAGGAATGAACCTCTTGACTTGCGTAATTATGCGTATGCAGCGGTTGAATTATTAAGGCCTAACTGGAATTCACTTGAACAAAAGATTGAGAATGGTATTAATTATATGAAAGCTACAAAACCACGTAAGGCAAAGCGTAAATCAGGAGTAATTAGTAGAGGGGTTGAGATATAATGACAGAATCAAACAAGTTACAATTAGAAACCTACAAGAATAGATTGTCTTTGTATTATGAAGCAGAGAGAAAAGTTTTAGAAGGTCAAGCTTATACGTTAGGTTCTATGAGTCTTACAAGAGCTAATCTTTCAGAAATTCGTAGGACAATTAAAGATTTAGAAAGCAGAATAAGAGCATTAGAAGAAAGGGGAACTACTAAACGTAGGGTCTGTAGAATTATCCCAAGAGACTATTAGAAAGGAGGACAACGATTGAATGCGATAGATAGTTTCTATAAATTTGTTAATCCAGAAAAAGCATTAAATAGAGCAGTCGCAAGAATGAAATACGACATTATAACGAACTCCGGATATGATGAAGGGGGTGCGAGTACAAGGAAAAATTCAATGAAAGGCTGGAGACCTAGAAGTAAATCTCCACAAAAAGATATTGATCTAAATCTTAATACATTAAGAGAACGGTCTAGAAGTTTATTTATGAATGCTCCACTTGCAACTTCTGCAATAAAGACTAACAGAACAAATGTAATTGGTTCTGGTTTAGTTCTTAAATCCAGATTGGATTATAAAGTATTAGGAATGAAGAGAGAAGATGCTGACGAACTTGAAAAAAAGATTGAAAGAGAGTTTGCGTTATGGTCGGAATCCAAATTGTGTGATAATAGTCATCAACACAATTTTTATGAGCTGCAGCAAATAGCATTAGTAAGTTGGCTTATGAATGGTGATTGTTTTGGATTAGTTCGATATTCATCTGTAGTTCAACCCAATATGCCTTATAACCTAAGAATTAAGTTAATAGAAGGTGATAAGGTATGCAATCCTAAATCTTATGGAGATAACGTGGATTTATCATTAAAAAATAAAGAAAATGGGAATCCGATAATTAATGGTGTAGAAGTAAATGAGAATGGGACTGTTGTTGCTTATCATATATGCAATCGATACATTGAGGATTATGAAGGTGAAAAAACGTGGATACGAGTTGAAGCTTATGGGAAAAAAACAGGAAATCCAAACGTATTACACATATTTGAAGCGGAAAGATGCGAACAATACAGAGGTGTACCGTTTCTAGCACCAGTTATTGAATCAATTAAGCAGTTAACAAGATACACAGAAGCTGAAATAATGGCAGCAGTTATCAACGGTATGTTTACTGTCTTTGTTAAGACTGAAGATGGAGAAGACAGTATTGATTTTGAAGGCGTTGAAGAAAACGATAAGGTAGATGAAGACAACGAAGCAACATATGAGCTAGGTAATGGGTTAGTTAACTACATGAAAGCAGGAGAAAGTATTGAAATTGCAGATCCAAAACGACCAAATGTGAATTTTGATGGATTTGTAACAGCAATGAGTAAGTATATTGGAGCTGCTTTGGAAGTTCCTGTTGAATTACTAACCAAAAACTTTACGGCATCCTATTCTGCTTCAAGAGCTGCATTGTTAGAAGCTTGGAAAGCGTTTCGAATGAGAAGAACTTGGTTTGCGAATGATTTCAATCAACCAGTTTACGAACTTTGGTTTTCAGAGGCTGTTGCAATCGGAAGAATCAATGCGCCGGGGTTCTTTAGTGATCCAATTATTAGAAAAGCATATCTTAAAGCTGATTGGAATGGACCTGCGCAAGGGCAGTTAAATCCATTACAAGAAGTAAATGCGGCTGCACAAAGAGTTAATAATGGGTTTAGTACAAGAGAAAGAGAAACAATTGAGCTTAACGGTGGAGATTTTGATAGTAATATAGAGCAGTTAATTCTAGAAAAGCAAAAAATGAGACAATTAGAAAAGGAGGAGAAGTAAAATGCCGAGAGTTATTAATGTAAAGGGAGATATCATACCAAATGATAATAAGTGGTTGTATGATTGGTTCGGTTGGGATTCTACGTGCCCGAATGATGTTATAAATGTTCTGAATGAAGTAAAAGGAACAGAAGATATTGTGATAAAGATTGCTTCTGGTGGTGGAAGTGTATTTGCAGCTCATGATATTTATACAGAATTAGCAACTTATAATGGTAATATTGAAGCTCATGTCACTAGTATGGCAGGTAGTGCAGCTAGTGAAATTCTGATGGCAGTAAAGAGCAAAATATCCCCTGTAGCATCTGTTATGATTCATAATTGTTCAACATCTGCTAGTGGGGACTATAGAGAGATGGATACAGCCTCCAATAAGCTTAAGACAATTAATCAGTCAATCAGAAATGCCTATAAAGCAAAGACAGGACTAAGTGATGAAGAGTTAAGTCAATACATGGACGATACAACTTGGCTTGGAGCTGAACAAGCAGTGGAATTGGGTTTCTGTGATGAGATTATGGAACTTGGCAATACGCAAGGAACAAATCCCATAACGAACAAAGCAGTACCAACACTTTATAATTCAACAGGATTAATTATTGACCAAGATAAAATTAAAGCATTACAAGCAATGATTGGCCAGTCACAATTATTAAATCAAGATAATAAGCCTATGAATCCAATTGTAAATCCAATTGTTGATTCACAGGCTTTTATTAATAATCTCAAGAAAGATGAAGGAGGAAAAACAATGACATTACAAGAAATCATGAATCAGTATCCTGATGTTGCAAATGAAATTGAAGCAATTAAGGTTACAGCTAGAACAGAGGGTGAAACAACAGAAAGAAATCGTATGCAAGATATTGAAAGTATCTCGGCTGCTATTCCAGCAGACCTAGTAAAAGATGCTAAATTTGCAAATCCATGTTCTGCTTCTGAATTATCACTAAAATTTATTCAAAATTCTGCTAAGCAAGGAGAAGCTTATATAGAAACTGCTATCGCAGAAAACAAAGCATCTGGGGTTGAAGCAGTAAAACCAGATCCAAAAGCAGAATTACCAGCTGATCTAACTAATGACGATGATGCGCTTGCTGATATAGCAGCAAAAGCAGCAAATAAGAATAGAAAGGTAGGTAAGTAATTATGTCTCAACTTTTAAATAGCACAGCGTATGAAGTTAAGCCGGATAGTCTTATTCAAGACTCAAAACACCCTATCGACGTTACTACTGTTTCTGTAGCAACTGGTGGTGGG